TGGATAGCAGGATTGATGTAGTCTCGCCCCTGTACCCAGCCGCCGTTTCGAGTTCCATGACCATACTGTAGAATAATGGCGATTGGAACTCCATTTTGAATGTTCGAGTTATAAAAAGTAATCGTCGCCGATCCTTGTTTATTAATTATGTCATAATGCCATAAATTAGCTGTTTGTCCGGAGTCTACGGGTGTTGCAGACGCAAGGGCGGCTACTCCCTCTCGACCATATTTGTCAAGATCTCCGACGCGAACAGCCTCTTTTGCTCTCTCTAAGAAACGTGTCAGTTTAGAGAAGTCTCCCTTTTGTCTGAACCTTATCATATTAAAATTCCCCTTTTAGAGAAGTTAAGTTGTGCCGCTGTTTGATGTTGAGACATTTGTATTCTTTGAAATGACCTCAACGATAGTCCCTATGGCATCTGATGCTGTTTTCAGTTCTGCATTGCTATCTTCAAAAGCAATCTTAATAGCAGCAGCAAGTTCCTCCACAGAAATCTTTCCGTCACTATTAGAGTCCGCAGACGCAATCCGCAGCTTAAACTTCTGGTAGATGTAGATAGAGGCAGGGATTATCGCGATGATTGCGCTAGCAATGCTCGAAGCGGTATTGTTGCTCCCATAAATCAGATTGACTGCCGCGAGAGCAAATGCGCCAATAACACTCCATAGTGTCGCGCTCGTTTTAAGTTTTGTAATAATAGTGTTCATTATTATCCCCCGTTCTAAATTGCGGGGCTATTATAATTGCCCCCGCTATCCTGCTTGAAATCAGCAGCCTTTGCTGATTCAAAAGTTATTCCACCCTCTTTGTGATCCGACTTCGCAAGGTTGAGATACCCAGTAAGACCGGCTCCGATGATTACCTCGGCCAGACCGACGGAAGCCGTAAGCCACGCTGCCGTGGAAGTATACTCGTTTCTAATGCAGTAATACATCAGGACGAGAGCCTCCTGTGCGATGATAAATCCAGCAAGCACGACCAGAAGTGTCATTACCTTGCTCCATTCGCGCTTTTTCTTCACAGGCGCGGCGGTTTCATGCTTGCCCGGTTCCATTATGCTTTACCCATGAGCTGAGCGAAGCGGTAAAGCACCGTTACAAACTGCTCGCGAGTCAGAAGATCCTCCCACATATAGTTCGGATTTCCGTCCTTTCCGATTCCGCCTCCCGCAATCAAACCGATTTCAGTAGCCCAAGTTCTAGCCTCTTTGCTGTATGTGTTGCTGTCGTTGTCCTTTAACTCTTTCCGCATTTCCAACCAGAGCTCCTTAAATTTTTCAACGTCCATGTCATCATCCTCCGTATTTATTTCAGTATTAAGCCGCTTGTTGACCTCATCTGCGATTTCCCCATGCCGGTTGTATAACCAGTCGCCAGGACATGATTTGGATGCAAACCACCTGTGTACTGTCATATTCTGTTTATCAATCTGTCCAATTAAATTCTTATCAGCTTTCCACAACAATGCTTTAATATTGTTTCTCTTACAGATATCCACCAAAAGATCAATCAGTGATGCGTATGCCTTGTCAGATACCGGCCACGGATCAGCGGCTACAGTATTGGCCACTTCAATGGTGATCGCCCTGTTATCATTAGACGAAGATGAGGTACACCATGATCGATCGGCTTCGTCAACATACAATGCAATACGTCCATCGCTTCCAATCCCATAATTACTGCTTGCTTTAAGATTTGGGTTGGCGAAAAGATTACCGCAATTCTCAACACTAAGATTTCCAGCCATACAATGAATAGAAATGGTATCGATAATGTGATTACGCTTGCCAGAATTATTCGGTGATAATTTTGTATATGTTACTAGCGAACTATTACTCATTTGTTTACCTCCTTCTTTGCGTATTTTATCCTTTTGTATTTAACTGTTTTCTACGAGCCGCGTTCAAAGCAGCGTTGCGACTCATTATATCTTTCTTACTTCTCTTCTTAGGTGGCTGGTTCTTAATATTACAAACTTTAATCAAAGTAAGAAGACGATTAAGATGCCACTTCTGACACTCAAATGGAATATTCAACGCAATCATCCAATAATAAATAAGCTCAGCTGTAACTTGTTCTCTACTTGTTTTACTGGTTTTTTCATCCGAAAAATAAGTTGCTGTCATCGGGGCTTCTATATACTCGTTAATCTCGTTAATGTTTCCATTGGTTAGGTAGTTGTAGACTTCTGGATCAACGTTCTGCGTAAGGGTCATACATTTTATGTAATCCAAAGTTTCTTCGAATGTTTTTTCCTGTTTTGTTAGAAATGCTTTACACCATTTGGATTCCCATTTTGAAAGAGAGACGAGGGAATGCTCCAAAGACAGCGTCTGCTCTTTTGTATAGATAAATTCTTGTTTTACTTCGTCCCATTGCTCAACAGCTGGTATTGTAATTCGAAGCATTCCTCAATCCTCCTTAACTTTTTATTGATGCGTAACCGGAGCCGGTGTTGACTGAGTAGTCGCTACTGGAATAATACCATTCACAAACTTAGCTGCTGCATCCGCATCGGTAGCTAGTTCCATAAATAATTGAGAATAGGCCTCGGTTTGAGAAAACGCCATGGTTATATCATCAGATTTAATGAAACGCTTACCATCTGGACTCTTCTCACCATAAGCTTTGAGTACCAATTCTTTAAAGATCTTAATTATTGCCGGAGCATCCTGGGCAGCTACAATTTTCTGAATCATCTCAGCTAAACCTCCAGTGGTGCTCATTTCCATTTCCATAATCTCAGCTTTAGAGAAGTTAAAGTAAAAATCCTCGGTCCTCTCAGAACCGTTATAGTCGGTGTAAGTAATTGTTTTTTTCAACATGATAAATTTTCTCCTTTCAATGATAAAAATAGGGAAGCCGCCAGCCCATCGCCCTGAATACAGCTTCCGCAAAAACACACATGAAATATCATTTAATCATAGACCGTTGATTGTATTTGGTTTCCAAGATTATCCAGAATAAATTCGCCGTTTGAATCTCCTAAATACGCATGGATTTCGAAAAGCTCTTTGATTTCAGAAATTAAAGGGAGTCTTGCTGAACCATTAGAAGAACCATATAATACTTCTTCTATACCTCTTAAAACATTTACCAAGCCAAATGATTTAAATTTCGTTGAGTCAAGAACCAAAGATGCAGTAGGTTTAAATCCATCAACCGATGCCGGATTAGCACTTATATCCCAGGAAAAAGTTATTGCTTCTGGATTGTCATTTATGGTATTAAATTCTCTTTCAGAATCAAAAGCTAGACAATCATAAATAATATGGATTTTATACCCAAGATTATTGCCGTGAATATCATTACCAATTAAAGTTCGAAAACATAATCCAAAACGTGATTTTTTTTGTTGACCGATCGTAATCCCTGGAATTATTGAATGTTGACCGAGACATTGCTTAAATTCTTCTGGATATGTGTAAGCTTCTATTGTGGCATTGAATTCTTCTGAAGACATAAGATTCAAATATTTAGTATTGTCAGCATATATGGGCGTAGGTTCAGCTCCGGAAGGACTTTCGGTTGCCGCTGTAAATCCGTTCCAGACAACGCCTTTAGGATATTCTTTTGAAACTTTTAAATATAAAACAGCGTGGTCAATTCCAGTTTCGTATAAACGCTTACCGTTTTCGTCCCATATAAGTTTAGAAATTCGAACCTCCTCCCTTCCCTAAATTAAAAAAAATAGAGCCCCCATATTTCAGAGAGCTCTAACAAACGAAAACGATTAAGCTATGGTAGTAAAATTCTTAACTTGAGCAGCAAGAGTCTTTCCGTAAATATCTACTACCCCGCCGATTGTGACAATATAAGTGGAACTATTGGAAAGATTTGCAGTCGGATCAAACGTAAGTATTTTACCAGTTGAATCCCATGATTTCGTTCCGGCAACGATAGTTCCATCAGATTTAGTAACAACTATAGATTCACGGAGAATTTTGTTGTTAAAAGTCAGGACAACATTAGCATCAACGGCTACGTTATCTGCGTCATCTGCAGGAACAATTGTAGATAATGCGATAGCATCCGGAACAGTTCCTCCAAACAAAGACGAAATCTCATCGGGAAGCGGAAGATACGGATCGTTATCTATAGTACCATAGAGAATTTCCTCAAGAGCTTCTAAATCGGCAGCGTCTACCTTAGTAGAATCTATGACGATGGAAGCAGTCGGTTTAAAACCGGTCACAGAAACAGGAGTAGTAGTTATCTCCCAAGAGAAAGTAATAGCTTCTGGACTGTCGTTAATAGTGGAATAACCTTTTTCAGAAGGAGCCGCAAGAGCACCATAAATTATGTGAAGTTTATAACCATGGTCATTACCATCAACGTCGTTACCCAGAGTGGTCTTATAAGAAAGCCCAAAGACTTTTCGATTCTGCTGTCCGATCATCACGCCGGTAGCAATCTCAGCGGAACCGTCACACTGAGCAAATTCATCTGGATACGTGTAAGCCTCGATAGTTGCACCAAACTCCTCAGCGGAAAGAAGATTCAAATATTTAATATCATCAGCGTATATAGGCGTTGGCTCAGCGCCGGAAGGACTTTCGGTTACCGCTGTAAGTCCATTCCAGGCGACACCGGTCGGATAAGTACCGTCAGTCTCCTGAGGGTAGAGCACGCCCTGTTTTACACCGGTTTCGTAAAAACGTTCACCGGTCTGGTCCCAAACAAGTTTAGACATGTTTTTATCCTCCTTTTAAAAATGTAGAATGAAAACGTCATGATTGAGGTTGTTCGATTCAAAGTGCCGATTAAATTGACAAGTTGGTAAAACCGCTACCTTATTAACAATCGAACTATCGGGGTCCTCATCGATAACTGTTACGGAATATTTCCTCTGAGATAAATAAACCCCGTCATCTGCAAACGTATTCTCGATATCTTCGAGACCGTAAACAATGGCGGGGTATTTCATTTTTACTGACTCAGGGGGTTGAAAATACACGTTTTGACTTCCGAGAAGATTCTCGAATAAGGTCTGTAGTTCAAGCCTACTGGGCATTATATACACCCCCTATAGTTAGTATTAATCTAGGGTACTGAACTTCAACATTTGTAATCTTCCATTTAGCACCCATAAACTCAACGTATCGCATCGAATGGAAATTCTCATTGGCAAACGGATCGGATACGACACTGATCTCATTTGCGACATTGATGTTGTCGTTGATTTGATCGGTAGTTTGAAGCCTGCGAGTATTTCGGACAAACTCACCATAGTACATTTTTTCGGTAATCTGCTCCTTCCACACTCCAGGCGTCGTTTCCACCGTTTCAGCGTAGCCGATTACTCCGTAAAATTTAGCCATTTTGAATTTTCTCCTTTATTGAGATTAAGTTTAGTTCCCGTCGTCTTCAGCTACAACAAGTTCAAGAGCGATAGCGGAGTAAGGTTTAACCAAAGCACCAGAGCAGCGAGTCTCAATTAAATACTTCTGAGCATTGTAATCAATATCGAAGTCATCGAACATGTTTACAGCGCCACCCTTGTCAGCGCCGATATTATAATCAACCATATTAACAATAATGCCTAAAAGGGGAACCGGTGTTAACGTAAGACCGGAAATAGTACGGAACAACCCTTCCATTACTGGAACGGTCACTATTTTCTTCACACGAATAGCTGTAGCAAGTTTATCAACTGAGTCATAGATGATTCGGCCAACCCCATCTTCCATCAGAAGACAATCGGTAAGCATATCTTCGGTGGTGTATAATGTAGGTGAACCAGATCCTTTATAGTTCTTGCGGGATTTAATGCACGCCCGAATAAAAGCTTTAGCTTTCTGATCTACCGTAGAATCGGAAGCAACGATAACAGGAGTTTTAATTGTGTATAGGTCATCATCGGTCCAAATCGGACGAATGTTTAATTCGCTGATTTTATCGTCAGCAGCAGCATTTCTGCCGTCACCAACAAGAACAGCACGAGCTATTTCCTCGTCCAACATCATTCTCATTTCG